GTACATAGATAGTGTATTTTCCTGTTAGAGGATCTCTGTAAGGGATCTGTACGCTTTCTGATGCCCAATTTTCTACACCCTGGTGCTCATCTAGCATGCGCATGAAAACGAACTCCCATGAACTGCGAGCCAGAGGTGTTTTCTTCCCGACATATTTTGCGGGATTCTTCATTTCAAAGCGACCTTGCGAGAATTTGGGCATTATGCAGAGATGTTCCGTGCAGCAGTTTCTTTAGAGATATCTGAAACTCTAAATCCTATCGAAGAACTAGGTGATCTATTGTTGTTCAATACTTCAGCTACGAACGCATTGAGATTGAGATTATCATTGCCTTCTAGGCCTTTTAATATCGTAGAGATAGATAGATTATCTAGTTTTGCCTGTTTCAATAATAGCCCTGCGATTATCACCGAAGCGTCTCGATCGAATCCGTTCTTTTCGAAAAATGCTATGGTGGATTCTATTTCATTAGCTGAAAATGCCAGTGGTTCTCTACCGTATGAGTCGAAAAACAATTTCTGGCCGCTGGCGCTGTCTTGTATCTGAGAGATAGGAAGATTAGTGGACATTTAGAAGGGTCCCGATGTGCCATACAGCACGTTTTTGGTTTCAGCTGAGGTGGAATTATTGCTTTCGTTGTTTCTGGGAATGACCGTGCCAGCGATGCCAGACACGGTATTGACGATGCCTCTGATGTTGTTTGGATTTGAAACTATGTCTTTCAGCTCTCTTTTGATATTAACACGCTGACCGTTCCTATAGACATTCCCCGCCAATATGGCCGTGTTAACGAATCCGCCCAGACTGCCGAACGCTGTGCCGTCTGAGACATTGCCAAATATCTGTTCTAGACCGTCTAGTACTCCACCTTCGCCGAACACATTGGCCACACCCCCACCGGCTACGGTCAATGGACTAGGCACAGTATCGTAATGCAGAGTAGCGAACCCTTTAGGACTATCATATGTGACATTCCCTGCGCTGTATTGTACAGCTTCGTATTCTAAGGTCATGGCGTTTTCTAGGGTTTCGCTGGCACTGTAGTCGAGATTACCGTGGCTCCAAGTTTTTATCCTAGGATTTATCAGGGTGTAACCTAGATATCTCCTGCGGCTCATGGTATAGATGCTGACGCTCTCGAACATGTCTACGGTTTTGTTATTGTCTAGGCCATATCTAAAGTTATCTATAGGTGTGTCTGATGGTCTATATTTGTTGTCATTGTAGGCTTGGGCTGGTAGATGACGATCTTTGGCGTAGGTACCATAATAGATGGCCCATAATGCATTTATGACTCCGGCGCTGTCATCGTGGAACGTCATGTTTATGGGTTCATAGTTGATGTTCGTGTACAATAATTTTTTTCTATTGTATTGATTTTTAACCACAGAATCGAAATTGAATTTAGGAAGGTCTGTGGTCTTGACTAGATAACCGACTTCTGTGCCGTGTTGCCTATTCGTGAACAATGAAGCATTGTGTGCAGTAGGATCGATCTCGAACCGCACATAATACATGAACTTGGTTCTCGGAGCCAGCCTATACTTGTCATCGAGAAATAATCTGGTAGCATGCTGGAAGTTACCCATGTTACCTTTGGGGTTCAACAGGCCTGAGCCTACCTGACGGAGAAATCTAGTAAAATAATTTGCCATACAAATATTTATCCATAAAAAAACCCGGTATCTCTACCGGGTTTTTTCTAACGAATATTATTATTCGTTGAAAGCACCTTGGCCTGTCGTGACTTGGCCTATGGTTCTTCCTACTACCGTGCCGATTCCAATGGTGCCGGCTACGTGGATAGCATTATCGTAAACGATAGTTAGAGCGACGGTAGCATGTTCGTTATTGCCATATCCTAGCTCACCATAATCTGTGTTCTGCAAGAAACAACCATACAATTCGAATGTTTCTAAGACTTCGGGATTGTTAGCACCATTACCACCATCTAGGATTTCGATCCTAGTGGTAAACTTGTAGTCGATGCCAGAACGTGCAGATGCCTGTTCCATGAAGTCGAACTGCTTCTGTACCTGCTGTCCGACAAGTCGAGTAACAAATCCGCTGGCGTCGTCACGCAGTGTCAGCGTGATGTTTTCCCACGAATAACGACCTGCTAGCTTGACCTTTGAGTTATAGACATCGAGAGTCATTTCCTCAAAAGCCACTTTAGGTCTAGTTACATCCTGTACCTGTTTGGTTAGTTCTGTGCTGGCCTCAACGCCAAATCCCAAAAGTGTTACTCTAAAGCGATACTTCAGCTTAGGCATCAACAGAGCTTGGTTAGCGACGTCCGAGCCCGGCTTTACGGAATAGTTATTTAAAGATGTAATAGCCATTAAATTTCTCCTGTGTTCTTGACACGCAGCGGAATGTAAATGAATTCTATGGCCTTGACAGGCTCTATGGCGATGTCTACATATAATTCATTCCTATCAATCCTGCTAGGTGTATTGTTTGTTTCGTCGCAGACCACCGCAAAGTCATAGATAGCTCTTAGACCTACTAGTTCTAGGAGCAGACTTTCTACAGCACCTTTGACTTCGTCTCTGGTAATCTTATCGTTAGGTTCGAAGATATATGGACGAGCAAGTTTGTTTAGTTGACTACGTAGATAAACGATCAAACGTGCTACGTTGATGCGATCTAACGCAGAAGCATTTCTCGCACGAGTTTTTTGACCAAACGCTACTAGACCTGATCCTACAAAGAATGGGATCGGATTGACTTTGAGATCATACAACACATCTCTAGTTCCTTCGTTGACCGCCACGGTCTGGAATTCTCCTGTCAGCGAATCAATGTAACCCACGCTGGTAGCATTAGTGATACCGCCGCGTCGCGTTCCTGCCGGAGCGAACCATGGGTAACTGACGCTGTCGCTGAGAGCGATCGTTCTTAGCATCATATGGCTAGCTGGCACCACAGCATTGTTACCGCCTAGATCTGTGGTAAATCCATTTGGATAATAAACCGCGCAGTACTCGTCATAGCTGACTATGCCGTCGTCACCGTTGTCGGTGACTAATCTCGCATTTGTGCCCCAGTTGACCAGTGTAGTAGCATCCGATGCTAGGCGCAACGGAGTGTCCCCTATGACGAATGCTGTCAGTCCACGATCGATATTCAAGTTGATCAAATTGCTCAAGCACTCTGGATATCCTGGAGCAGCGATAATGTTGAAATTTCTGCGCTCCTCATCACGGATTTGAGAGCTGGTATCGATAACTGATTTCATAGCCGATACGACAACTTTGCGCTGTGCTTTGCGACCAAAACTTCCGGACCCATCTTCGTTGTTTGCTGAAGCTGTGGTCCAACGATCGACTGCATAGTTAGTCATAAACTGACCATTTATTACGGGGTCTCCATTGGGGCTTTCGACAGTATCAAATCTCGCATTTCGGTCTGTGGTCGTGATGTAGTTTCTTTGATAACGCTTGACGTTGCCACCACTGCGTCTTAGATTCCAAAGTAGCATACCCTTAGGATATAGATCTGGATCTGGTGCATCAAAATCTAGGAAGTTGCTATCTAGCAATGATGGGATAGTATCGGGAGCTCCCGGACCTTCCGGAGTAGCAGCATTACCGCTTTCATCTCTCCAACGTGCATCGGCAAATAATATACCATCTTCTGAGGTTTGATCGGTTTTATCTACTAAAACCCATTCTAGATTTAATCCGTCATATTTGTAGATGATTGGGAAGTTTTCTAGATCTGCGGTGCTGATCCATAAGTCACCATTTTTCAATGCTGAGCCATCGCTCTGTGTCGTTGGCTCGCTGGCCGCGACAATCGGTCCCAGCGGATCGGTCTTGTCGCCGGATGCAGCAGCGAAGAATGGGCTAGTTGCGGTTCTGTAGCCTACCCAGGTGTTACCATTATGCACCATGATATCTACTTCACCGAACGCGGGGTTATACCAAAGTTGATCATCCTGGGCCCTAGAATCAGGAGCGGAAGACGATGCTTCAAATCCCTCAGTGATTAATGGTTTCCATAGTGTGGCCAAAAACTCTTCAGCGGAACCTGTGACAATACCACCAGTTAAAGCATAAAAATTTGCTGTTCCGGTGTTAGTGACAACGTTGAAACCCGTACCAAATAATGTGGCGATAGGTGCGTTGGCTACGTCTGTCAGACGAAAATCTCCGCTGCTCTTGTGATAGATGCTGACTTTCGATTCATCTGCATCATAGGCAGCTTCGACATATGTTAACCCAGCAGCATTGATAGCTGCAGCGATAGCATTGCCACTGGCCGCTGCGGTAGCTTGGCCGGTAAATGAGATTGGCACCGCAGTGCTTAGAGATAATGCTCCTGTGCTTTCTCTGATAGTAAATTCATACACGGTCGAGTTCGTGATGTTAGCAGTGGTAATCTGTGCGGATGTAATCACGGTGTTACCGGTGCCGTTTCTGCGCCAAATCCTAAACTGAGCATCGCCTAATTCTTGATCTCGTTGATTAGTGTCATCGTCGGGCGCTGCATAACTAAAATTCTCTGTGGCGTTATACTGAACGAACAATGAATCTACGGCGATTTTGCTGCCGAGTCCCGATCTATCCAGATAATAGAGCGCGGCATGAGTTGAAGAATAAAGCGGGGAACTGTAGGCAGTCCATACTTGAGTAGATGAATTGTATTTGCTGATGATCCAATCAGAACCGCTGTTGGGTTGTGTGGTCTTGATCCACACTGAACCTGTAGGATAACCTTGCACCGTGGTACTGTTATCTGTTCTCTTATACGAAGGTACCTGCG